GTTAGCATTACATAAACCTTGCATTATACCCCTAGATTTTAACCAGAAGATAGAACAGAACGAACCTGAGAAGAATATACCCTCAACTGCGGCGAACGCCACTAAACGTTCCGCGAACGACGCGTTTTCAATCCATTCTAAAGCCCATTTTGCCTTTTTTTGTACCGCTGGTAGTCTATCAATTGCATTAAAACATTCATCCTTTTCTTTTTGATCTGTAATGTACGTATCAATCAACAACGAATACATTAATGAGTGAATATTTTCCATTGCCAACTGAAACCCATAAAAGAATTTTGCTTCAGGATATTGTACCTCTCTGTAAAAGTTTTCTGCTAAATTCTCATTGACAATACCATCTGATGCCGCAAAAAATGATAACACATTCTTAATGAAATATTTTTCATTTTCTGTTAAACCTTCCCAGTCTCTAATGTCATTTGTCAAATCAACTTCTTCTGCCGTCCAGAAAGCCGCTTGATGTTGTTTATAATAATCCCAAATGTCATTATGTTCAATTGGGAAAATCACAAATCGGTTGGGGTTACTTACTAATATTTTTTCCATATTCTTTATTTTAATTATTTTTATTTTCTCTTTCTTTTCGTTTTTCCAATAACTCCTTAACTCTTTGTCGTTGGCGTTCTTCTTTTTGTTCTTCAATACCAAGGAATGTTGTTGTTGATTCGGTATCAATTTCAATCATACCATTATCAAATTTACAATTCTCAAATACAACACCATCATCTCCAATTCTGGATTTGGTAATGGCAATTGTTGCCAACTTCATTTCTTTTTGTTGTAATGTTTTTGCAACAGTTATGATGACGTGACCTACTTGTGCTTTCTTAATTGAACCGCCCATTTGGTCTGTTGTCACGACTTCCGATGCGATGCTGGCTCTCGAACCTTGGGTTGCGGTCCACCCCACCACATTTAATTCGTGACACATCGCTTCATATGCTCTCATTACAGATCCCTCACTTTTCCATTCGTTACCAAGGTCTTTGTTTGGTAATACACAGTCAATATAGTCCAAGACAATCATATCAATCTTAGTTCCGTCAGCAATCAATTTTCTAACCTCGTTTTTGATTTGATTCATTGTTACAGTATCCGATGGTATTTTCTTTAAGATTAATTGGTTTGGCATTGTTGATTCAATTTCCTTAACCTTTGTTATTACCTCATCTTTTCTCTGTGATAATTCATCTGGATGTATCTTTGTCCAAAGTGTAATGTGTTTTCGTTGTATAATCTGTGGGTTGTCCTCAAAAAAGATTTGTAAAACATTAAATCCAAGGTTATACGCATGATTTGAAATCTTTGTTAAGATTGTTGACTTACCCACACCTGTTGGTGCCAAGATAACCCCCAATTCACCTTTTGCTAAACCACCTTTTAATAGTCTGTCAATACCTGGTATACCCATTGGTATTGGATGTCTATAATCTTCATCTAATACTTGATCTAGGTTTGAAAAGACGTTCATCATAGTGGTGTCTTTTGACCCAACCATCAACGCTTCTCTAACCATTTCCTCTAAGGTATCATAGTTTTCAAACTCACCACCATCAATAATCTTTTGTGCTTGTTTCATAACACGTTGTAACTCTTGTTGTTTACAAAATTTCAACGCTTTTTCTTGTACAAAATCGGCACCCTCAATTGGTGCATTTTTAATTTTCTTAATCGTATCAAGAACAACTTTAATCGCCGTTTCTTGTTGTAATTCAGACTTAGCCACCTGTTCTAGTGTATCAAATGATGGTGTGTGATCATATTTTTTATGATACTCTTTAATCATTTGTATAATGATTTTAAAGTATTTGTTTTCAAAATAGTTGTTTTCAATCACCTCCACAATTGAATGTGAAAACTCCTTATCTAATACGATTTGGTTAAGTAACTGGATTTGGAAATTGTTTCCAAGATATTCAAAGTTTTTGTTTGTCGCCATAGTTTTTCTTTCTGTTAGTAATGATAAATACTACTAATGTTAGATAAATTGTGGATAGAAATAATTAAAATTTTTACCTGAAAAAATGTCAGTTAACTCAGTAAGTATTGTTTTTAACCTTGGGCGTAGGTCTACGGTATATCTTACCTTTGGTGGGTATACTTTCGCATCAAAAACCCTATGACAAATTGTCATATTATCCACCTTAATAAATAAATTAAAATTTTCATCACCCTCAGTGATTGACGTATTTAACACGTCAGGATTTTCCCCAATCTCATATTTGTTTTCCAACATATATACGACAGTTCGCATTTTTAAATTACTTTGTAAATCATTACAAAACATTCTAATATAATCATAAAACTCTTCTGATTTGTGGGCAGTTTTATTATAACCCTTAACATTAAAAAATCGTTGTACGACAATGTTATCGTTACACGTTAACAAAAATTCTATTTTTGTTACATCTTGTTCTCTCATTTTTTTTACTTTTTTGTTCTGTTTCTAAAATTTGTTTTTTCTTTTCTTGATAACTTTAAAAATGGTTTTAAAAACCCAACCCAAGCGTCATCACCTTTGGGTAAGTACTTGAAGAATCCGTCGTCCATCATCATCCTAATTAAGTTTCTATGTCCTCTACCGTCTGGATCCAACGTTTCGGAATAATACAACTTAACCAATTCTTTCCCCTCCTCTGAAATTAATGGGTTATCCAAATCCACCAATTTCTCATTTACAACAAAGAACTCATTTCCAAATATACCATCCTTAGTTCTTCCACTTAAAAGGTTTTGTAAAGTGGAATTCTTTTTTTCCTTTAATAATTCTTCGGCCTTTATTAAAATATCGGTATAATTTACTTCTGTGTCAAGTATCTCAGGAAAAAATTTAAGAAATGTTTTTTCTCCTAAATAAAAAATACCATCAATATTATCTGAACTATCACCAGTTAATATCTTATAGGTCTTAACGTTATAGTGGGGAATTTCGGCCTCATATATTTTAATCTTATCACCATTATTATAATATCTTTTTTGTTGTGGCGAATAAATTCTCACCTTATCAGATATTAATTGTGTTAAATCTCTATCAGATGAAAATATAGTCTTCTCTTCATCTTGGGATATCTGACAATAATAAGCGATTAAATCATCCGCTTCAGAATTTTCAACCTCTAACTGCCTAACAAACATTTCCTCAAGGTATTCTTTTACCCTGTTTTTCTGACGTGTAAAGGAATGTTCAATGTCTTGATCACCTTCACCCTTTTGTTTCCGATTAAGTTTATATTTGGGGTAAAACGAACGTCTCTCTGAGGATCCAGTTTCACTGTCCCAACAAACAACAATCTTATTATAATTGTTTTCTTCTAAGAACTTTCTTAACGTATTAATAAAATGCCAAATACCACCAACGTGTACACCATTATTAAAAAAGTCTTTAACACCGTGTATTCCGATCTTCAGTAGGTTATTGCCGTCAACCAATAAGGTCTTAGACATTTGTTACTTCATTAAGGGGATTTGACATTGTAGGTTCTTTAATATAATCAGTGAAAAACTCACTAAATATTGCTTCCATAACTGGAACACAAATAGAATTACCAGCCAATGAAATGTGAACCCTATTTGATAATGATGTTGTTAACATAACGTCAATATCAGAATCTTTAACACCCATAAATCTATAACCCTCTCTTGCGGTAAGTGTTCGTACCCTACCATCTGGTGTCATAATTTGTGGTGACCCACTAGTTGTTAAACAAGGTGAACAAGCGTCCAACGAATAAATACGTCTCATTTGATCATAGTTAATGTCATCTCTCCTTGCAACCAATTTACAAACAGTATTTTGTTTTGCTTCGTGTAAGGTGAATGGACAATCAACAAACAACGATTCATCTTCGGTTTGTTCAATAAATGACAACATTGGTACTCTCGGTTTTTTATAACGATCAACATTCATCATCTTTTCTTTAACCTCATCTGGATTACCGTGTAATACCGAAATCATAAAAACCCTTTCTCTATTCTGGGGGCAACCGAAATCAGCACCGTTTAATAGTCTCCAGTAAGATGAATAACCAAGTCCTCGTAAGAAATAAATGTGTTTTTTAAACGCTTCGTAATGGTTTTTTGATACCAGATTCTTAACGTTCTCCATTAATAGAAATTTAGGTCTATTCACAGATAAAAGTCGTTCAACGTCAAATAACAAACCACTTCTTGTACCTTCTTTAATTCCGTTTTGAACACCAGAAATTGAAATGTCTTGACACGGGAACGAATATGTTAATAAATCACAATTGGGTAAAGTGTTCTCATTTACTTGTTTGATGTCACCCAAGTTACCATTTTGTGTTGTGTGTAGCGCGTTATAACATTCGTTGGCCGCCTTAAAGTTATCACAGTTCGCAATAACCTCATAATCCACACCAATATACTTTAATGCCAATTCTTGTGTTCCGTATCCGGAAAATAGTGAAATTACTTTTAATTTATCGTTCATTTGTTTTTTTTTATAAAAAATATAGGTAATAACTTAATTGTTGTCAAATCTTAGTTTTATTATTAATTCTGTTTTCATATTTAATTTTATATCTATCAATCCAAATTAAGTCACCATTTAAATATAACGAAGTTATTTCATCATCAGATAAAATAGGTGTTGTTCTCAATTTGTACGTTAAACCATTTTTTTCACAAAAATCTTTAGCGGCGTCTGCCTTTGCTTGCACTAAATTAGTTTTCCATAAATTTTTAGGTTTACATTCAATCATATATTTTCCATTTAAAATAAAGTCTGGGTGATAGTTTTTTGTTAACCCACTATAATCAAAAGTAACCTTATACTTACTTATTTCTCCAGGTTCCCACATTACATTATGTTTTTCAATAACATTAATCATATATGATAACTCTAATAAACTTCTAAAATACCAACCTTTATACCATCCTGACCACCCGTTCCCAGATCCATATGGGGGAGTTTTACCAAACCAATAATTTTTTTCACCCTTTCTACCTACTTTTGATGCCCATTCCTTTTTTTTCTGGTTAGCAATCTCTACACCAAACTTTTTAACCCAAATTTTATACTGAGAATTACCTTTCATCGGTGAGTTCTCCTTCATCCAATCGCTTAAATATTTACGATATTCTTCCGACCTTATTTTTTCGTAGTATTTTTTTCTTTCCTCACTGTTGTTTGAGGTTTCAATCATTTTTTCCATTGATTCTTTTGTGTGTTTTTTATCAAAAAAAGGGTTTCTATCACCTTTCTTTACACACGAAGAACATAGTCCTGGATATTTGGATTTTCTTAATGATAACTTGTAAGTCGTTCTTTGAGTAAAATTGATAATTTTACCACATTCTTTACAATTAATGTAACAAGGTGTTTTAAACCCTATTGTTTCTTCACATTTAGTACAGTTATTTGTTTCCATTTTTAATATAATCTTTCAATAGTTTATTAACTAGGGAAGAAAGATTGATAGATTTATCCTTAAAATATTGTGGTAAATCGGGATCAATAGAAACCCCGATTTTCACTTTTTTTTCTTCGTCATTAATTTTTTTTCTTCCCATATATTAATAAATATCTATAAAATAATTAAAAGTGTAATTATTATGAATTTTTTTATCCCTCAATAAAATCCACACCCAATTCTGTACTTTCGGTCTCAGTTAATTCAAAATTACTACCACCTAATTTTTGTGACCAATAATCTGAAAATTCTTTTTTGTATTTATCTAACGCTTCTTTAGTGTCCGCAATATACCCATTATGAACTGCAATTATTTTAGAATCTTTGTACCCCAAACCATTTACGTGATTTTTTAATATGGAGATTTTAGTTCTAACTGCAAACGATACTTTTCTACTATTTTTTGTTGCCTCAATATGGTTAACACCAGAACTTTTTTGATTACCAAATAAAAACACTAATGACGCTGACAAATACAACGCTTGACCACCTTTTGGCATTACTGAGGGTTGCCCAAATGGATTATCTGGGAGCTGAACCCAGACTTGGTTTACTACGACCATTGTATTATAATAGGGGTAATCCTCTTTTTTTGATTTTGTTATTCTTGAATGTAACCCTCTACCAATCTTATCGGCAAGTACCCTAGAATCGTGCATTGTTCCTCCGGCTCCGTCGTATGTTTGTTTACAAGGTATTGAACCAATTGAGTCAACACAAAATAACAAACTATATGGTATGTCGCCCTTTTCTTGTGCGTCCAATATTTCATTCATAAAATCAGTGATTTGTTCAATATATTCAAAGGAATCATTAAAGATAAATTGACCCTCCCATTCACCATCTTCATTTTTTTCGGCCTGTAATCCCAATTCAACGGCATGCTCCCACGACCACTTGCGTTCCGTAATAATAAACACTGGTAAATGACCTTTTTTTTGTGCGTCAGCCGCAGCCAAAACCATCGCTGTTGATTTTGACGAATTTGAATGCCCAATGTTGAGGTTGATCCCCCCCATTACAGGACCTGGTAATCCACATGCTTCCATAAATGCTTCTCCACAATTATAAAACGCTTCTGGTTTATACTTTGTTTTACTTGAGAATTTTGATTTAATATCCTCAAATTTAAATTCTTTTTTTCTTAATGCCATAATGTTATTTTTTTATTAGAAAATCTGATGTTGATGTGTTTTTTCCGTGAATATACCAGATAATATTTTCAGTATTATCGACCTCAGCAATTTTACAATTGTTACACCAAGCGTCTCTCCACATATTATCTTCAAAACCATACACGTTTTGTATGTCTTTTATTAAGTTTAGTGCTTTTAAATTAAATGCAAATGTTGATGGTATTTTAAAATCACAATCTTTTGGGTTGGCGCCTAGATTATTATAATCACCAACCCTAATTAAATTACCATTAAGTTGGTATTTCATTTTTGATGATACAACATCAACATCATTATTGTTAAAAAACTCAACAATTGTACTTACATAATCCTTTTTGTAAATGTCGTCGTCGTCAATTTTAATAAAAAGATCATATTCCTCATAACCATCAATAGACAATATTGTATTAATATGGTTAATGTGTTGGTGTTGGTTTTTTGTGAAAATAAATGAATTTTTATCTGTTTTCACGTCTTCCAATATTTTTAAAATATTTATTTCTTTGTTATCTGATTGTTCAAGTGTAATATTTACCGAATGAAATATGTTTTGATAACTTTGGTTTGTGATATCAAGAATACAACTTCTTGTCATTTTTAACCTACTAAAACTTGGTGTAAAACACAAAACTTTTTTTTCCATTTTATTTGTTTTATTTAAATATAATAAAATATGGGTACATTGTCAAGCAATATACCCATATGATTTTTTAAAAATTTAATTAGAATGGTAATTCTTCATCAACTTCTTCGTTGACTTGTGGATCCTCATATGTTGTTTCTGTTGTGGCTTTAGAACCACCCATTGTGATTTCACCTTCTGATGTATCAGAATATACATATTTACCAGCATCAGTACTCCATCTTGGTGTTTCACCTCTAGCGATTGCTTCTAGGTATTCTGTTGGTTTTTTTGAGTAAACATCACTCCAAGTTAACTCATCATCAACCCATTCAGACATAGTGTCAGCGTCTTCGTGTACTTGTGATGGGTCATCATACATTACAGTTTGTATAACCGTGTAGAAAGCACCTTTTGGTGTTTTTGCTTTTGTTAACTCAAGGATGAGGTCTCTACCTTTTTCACCGTCAGCAACATCACCTTTTGCTTTATAAATCGGAATAATTTTATCAAAAATCCCTTCTTGTTTGTAGTTGTGTTTAAATCTCCAGAATTTAACACCGTCTTGTTCGTTATCACGATCAATAACTTTAACAATATAAAACTTACGAGGTTTGTATTGTTTTGCTAATTCTTTGTCTGATTCTTTTCCAGTTGACATTAGTTCTTCATAAACCTCACTTAACGGTGATCTTTCGTTATCATTTTTTCCTGGATCGTAGAATTTTTGCCATTTACCATCAACTTGGATTTCGTGAAACCACACTTCTTTAAAGGGTGATGAACCATCAGGTGTTGGTAAGATACGAATTCTTTTTTGTGCTTGTTTTTCGTTGTCTTTAAGTATCGCAGCAAAATACTTTTTCATTCTGTCTTCTTGTGAAATTTTTGAAGTGGAAGAAGAACCACTTTGTTTTGCGTTTTCGTATTGAGCCAATACCGCATCTAAAACATTGTTTGTCGCCATATGTATATATAATTTAAAAGTTTACAATAGAAAATATAAGTTAAATAATTGTTGCAGTCAAGTTGTTGGATAAAAATAAGGCCGTTTTTTTTCCGACCTTACT